ATTAACATTCTATGAAAAAAGAAGTTACATTACAAGATATTAAGAAGCTAAAAAAAGAAAAGCTAAAACAAGTTAATACTAATGAAATAGTTAAGAAATGACTTTAGAAGAAATATTAAAAAATAAGCAAGAAGCTATTAATATCAAAAAGAGTGCTTATAAACATTCAGACGTAGTAAATAACCACATTATTAAAGAAGATAATGAAAACGTTACTAAGTTACTTTTAGAAGATGACGAACAAGATAATGTTGTAAAAGTTATTGCTAATACATATTATTGGTTAGATTCTCATGGTGATGTACACGTTAAAGGATGTTTCACTAAATCAATAAAAGAGAATCAAGATAAGATATTTCACTTTGATAATCATGAACATTCATTTAATTCAAAGGTTGGTAAAGTTAAATCTGTTAAAGAGGTTAATGTTAATTGGTCTGATTTAGGAGTTAACAAAGATGGTAAAACTATTTGCGTTATTGGTGAAACTGAATTGATTGAAGATTATAATTGTCAAGTATATGATGCTTACAAGAATAATGAAGTAAATCAACATTCAGTAGGTATGCAATATGTTAACTTACAAATTGCAGTTAATCAACCACAAGAAGTAGAAGCCTATAAATTATGGAATGAAGTATATCCAATGTTGGGTAATCCTGAAACTGCTGATAAAATGGGTTATTTTTGGGTGGTTAAAGAAGCTAAATTAAAAGAATATAGTTGTGTATTATGGCAAGGTTCAAACTCGCTAACTCCAACTGTTAAAAATATTGATGCCGTTGATAATGACACATCAAATAACGAGCCGTCAAATGACACTCAAGAACAACAAAAACAATTTTTTATTAATCTATTAAAAAAGTAAGATGAACAAATTTGAATTATTCCTGCAAACTAAAGGAATTACAAACGAAGTATTCGCTACAAAAACAGCTGAAGAGTTAGCTGGATTGTACAACGAATTTAACGACATTCAAGCAACAGAATTGAAAGCGTTAGTTGATGGAAAAGCTACAAAAGAAGACATTGAAAAAGCTGTTTCTGAATTGAGAAATGCTCAAATGGAGCAAATGAAAAACCTTAATGAAGCGTTAAAAGAAATTGGTTTACAAATCAAGGCTTCTAAAGAGGGTGAATCAACTGTTAAAGAATCTTCTATTAAAGAAGCGTTAAAATCTAATGTTGATGCTATCAAAACGTTGAAAAACAATAGAGATGCTCAATGGGTTAAAATGACTGTTAAAGCAGTTGGTACAATGTTAGAATCTGCTAACGTATCAGGTGGTAATGTTCCAGTTGAGCAACGTATCGCAGGATTAAATACTATCGCTTCTCGTAGAGTAAGATTGATGGATTTAGTTTCTCGTGGTCGTGCAACATCTAATATTATTTCTTGGGTTTACCAATCAGGTAAAGAGGGTTCTGCTGGTGGAACTGCTGAGGGTGCTACTAAAAACCAAATTGATTTCAACTTAGTTGTTGCTTCTCAATCAGTTGTTAAACGTACTGCTTTCATCAAAGTATCTACTGAGATGCTAGATGATATCGATTTCATCGAGTCTGAAATTAACAACGAGTTATTGAGAGAGTTAAACAAAGATGTTGAGTTAACTGCTTACTCAGGTGATGGAACTGCTCCAGCTATGAATGGTGTTAGAACTACTGCTACTGCGTTTTCTGCTGGTGATTTCGCTTTAGCTATTGACAACGCAAATGAAGCTGATGTATTAACAGTTGCAATTAACCAAATTGCTATCGCTGACCAACCTGAGCCTACTGCTATCTTATGTCATCCAACTGATATTGCTAAATTATTAGTAATTAAAGTTAGTGCTACAGATAAACGTTATGTTGACCGTTTACAAATGGTTGCTGGTCAATTGTCTTTAGATGGTATTCCAATTATCAAAACTACTTTGGTAACTGCTGGTACTTATTTAGTTGGTGCGTTCAATTTAGCTACTCTTTATGATTTAGGTACATTATCTATTGAAATGGGATTAGATGGAAATGATTTCACTAAAAACTTACGTACTATCATCGCTGAGTATAGAGGTGCAATGGTTGTTAAAAACAACGATAGAACAGCTTTCGTTAAAGGTACTTTCTCAACTGATAAAGCTGCTTTAGAAACTGCATAGTAATAATATAGGGAGTTGAAATATACTCCCTTAATTCTACCAATTATGGCAAAGAAAGTAGTTAATAATAGCGAAGTAAAAGTAAGTGTTGATTTAGATCAATTTGATGGAGAATTAGAGTTTGAATGTACTGGAAAGTCTAGACATTTAAAAGCTGGTTTAAAAGTTAACTTACACTTTGATTTAGCTAAATTGTTTAAACGATTAGGATATATTAAATAATGGGAATAGTAGTAAATAGTGAGTTTGTAGGTAAGTATGCTTTAAATCTTAACCAATATAACATTGACAAAATTGATAGTTATATTGAAAAGTATGAAAAGTATTATTTATCGCATATGTTAGGTGCTGAATTATACGCTTTATTCATAGCTGATTTAGACGTGAATAACGTTCCACAAACGACTATTTATGAAAACATATTTAATTCATTCATTAGAGATTACAATTCTACCGTATCTACTTCAAATGGTATCAAAGAAATGTTACTAGGGTTTATATTTTATCATATTACGTCCGATATGGTAGTAAATCAAACGAGTATAGGTGGTACAAAGGCAAAGAATGAGAATAGTACGGTAATGGGTAAAAATGCTAGTATTACTACAAGGTTTAACGAAGCAGTAGATACATACAAAGCAATCCAATGTTATATCTTAGATAATAGCGTTGATTACCCTACTTTCAATGGGCAACCGATTAAATATGAATACTTCTTTTAATGAGAGATATATACGACATAGTAAAAGATGAAATATTTGATAATATCAATACGGAAGTAAAGGTATTACGTGTTATTTCAGTTGTAGGTACTACTCAAAAAATAGAAGTTTGTAATAATAAATGGGTTAGAGTTGGTCAATACATGACCGATTCAAGTAATAAGCAATGGAAAGTTATTGAGATTGATAGCAATGGTTACATATCTTTAACTAAACCAACTGGAGCTACTGACATCGTAAAACGTCAAATATTAGATATAAAGAGTCCTATTTGGTTATTTGGTACTCATATTTCAGCTAATAACGAATACTTGCAAAAAGGTATCGATTCACGTTTAAAACTACCTATTATATGGTTAGTTGAAAACATAGGTGAAGAGGAATACGACCAAACTAGCAATATCGAAAGACGTTCAGATATTAGAGTGTTTTTCTTAGATGACAATAATCCTGAGCAGTTCGATAATGTTGATTATAGACAAAAGGTTGTAAGTCCTATGATAGCTTTAAAAGATGAATTTTTACGTGTTATTAATTCAAATGTATTATTCGAGAATTACGGAAGTTGTAGAACTAGACCTATTACAAGATTTGGTAATGAAGATGAGAAAGGTAGTTTTGAAAATATCTTAGATGAAAATTTGAGTGGTGTTGAATTAAGAATAACACTACCGATAAACAAAAGTGGTAATTGTAAATGTTAAAATTATAAAAAATGGCAATTAATGATGCGTGCCTTTGTGGTACTGGAATGAACAATACTGGTTTAGTTACTTGTATAAAAGGGTTCAAAAAAACAACTGGAATGTTAATCGTTCCGATATTAGCGAATGATGGCACTAGAAACTCTATTGACCTATCTACTGCTATTGATATGGATGCTAAAGTTAAACATTTAGACCCATCTAAAAGATTCTACCCAGTTAACGACTTAAAAGATGTTGAGTTACCAACTGCAGAAAGTAGATTTGAAACTGCTAAAGATGGTTCTAAATTCAAACTAGCTGATGGTATTAAGTCTTTTAAAGCGACTATCTACGAAGCTGGTTCAATGTTTGCATCTAAATTACAAGGTGTATCATGTGAAAAATACGGTGTGTATTTATATGATATAGATGGTAATTTAAGAGGTATTAAAGATGGTAATTTACTTTACCCAGTTGAGATTGGTGGATGGGATGCTATCTTTATGGATTCAACAGATGATAATGTATCTAAAATTCAAGTTCAATTTGACTTTGATATTTTATTGAAAATTTCTCGTTATTGGATTTTATCTAGTACAGATTTAGGTGTTAATCCTAACACTTTATTAGGTTTAGTAGATGCTAACTTAACTGAGGTTTCAAGTGGTGCTACATCAACTGTTGTTACTATTGCTTCTGATTATGGTAGTGGTTTAGCTGACTTACCAATAGTAGGGTTGGTTACTGCTGATTTCTCAGCGTACAATAATACCGATGCTTCATCTGTTTCAGTTACGGTAGCAGAAGATACAGTTGTAGATGGTAAATATACAATTACGTATACTTCACAAACAACTGCAGATAGTGTTACATTTAATGTATTACCGTCAAGCGGTTATGAGGGTACAATAACTGTTACTATCTAATGAAGTATAAAATAGAATTTAATCCAGCTCATTTAAATATGAGTTGGATTGATTTTAAAGAGTTATTCTCACACGTTGACGAAAACTATTTAAAAGAATGTTGGGAAAAGAAAAACGGTAAGATTAAGAAAACAAAAAAGGCTAGTAATTAACACTAGCCTTTTCTTTTAGTCGATTGTTTTCAACTTGGCAACTTCTTTAATCTATTGTTTCAATGTTTAATAATTTCTCTATTATTTGGAATATTTCTTCTTTAGTTGGTGTATTATTAATTTTTAATTCTATTCTTTTAATAAATGTAAAATCAATAGACATTTTTTTGCTTATTGGAATACCAGCATCTTTTGCCCATTTTTGTATTTTTTCTCTATTTTCTAGACGATAACTAAATTGTTCTTCTGATGATATTCCACCTTTTTTACCAATTGGAATTAATGAATCTCGCTCAGTTAAAACTTTTCTTATTTCTGTTAATTCATTTACCAATTCAGAATATGATTTAGTATCGTATCTATTAAAGTTTAATTCTGTATTCATATCTTTTTTTATTTCAAATATACTTACTAAATCAATACTTTTTTATATTTGTTAAAATCTAAACATATTTACGTTTAATTGTTTAATTTTGTAGTATGTCGTTAAATGATACTATATTATATCAATATTACAAAAAAGCGAAGTTATTGCGTGAGTTAGATGCGTGGTATAAGTCATTTGATGCTAATACTAAAGAATTTGTTTTAGACTTAGTTAAGAATAAACAGTTAAAAGATAAAGGTGTTGATGGTAAAGGCGAAATAATAGGTACTTATTCTTATGCTACTGAAAAGATTACAAAAGGTAGAAAGCAACAAGGCGACCATTTCACTTTAGAAGATACTGGATATTTCTTTAACTCTATGGAGGTAGAAGTAACAGACGCACTACTTTACATAACTGGAGATGGTAAGAAAGGCAAAGATAATTTATACACTAAATACGGTGATTACATAACAACGTTAACAGATGAAAATATTAAGTTACTTCAAGAAATCATTAAAACAAAATACATCGAATACGTACAAAGAATACTATCAATCAATTAATGAAATGCCATTAAATAAGTGGATTTTATGCCATGAGGGTAATATTGAGAATGTACGAAAAGGAACAAAAGGAAATGATTTAAAAGATGTTGAGGTTTGGACTAAATTACAAGATGAATACTTACATGAATTTGGTTTAAATGAAGCGTTTATTAATTTAATGAATATTCAAGTCGAAAAGGCACAAGCTGAACTAGATTTTATAATAAGTGAAAAAAGGCAAGTATTAAATAAAATAAATCAATTAGAAGCTAAATTACAACAAATGATAGTTAGTAAAGGCGAAAATATTGATGTTAAAGATGTGATAATTTATATTAATAGGCACTTTAAAACGAGCCACACAATATACACTATTACAGTAGATGAATACTTTAGAATGATTAATATTTATACAAAAGAGAATGCCACAACCAATTAAGAAAAGTGATATAATCGAGGGCAAAATACTCGATGGTTTAATAAGTGAGTTTGAACGTGCCAAAGTTGTTAATGATGAGTTTAATAAGTCATTAAAAGAAAGTGCTACGTTATTAAAGTCAAAGTTAAGCAATAGCAAAGTTGATAATACGGCGAGTTTAAACGCACAAAAAGAAGCAATAGCAGAAAGTAATCGTTTACTTAAAGAAAAGATAGCACTAGATAAAGCAAGTCAACAAAATGCAATTACTGAGGAAAAACTTAAACAACAAAAGTTAAGAACTCAGAAAATGGAAAATGCAGAAGTTGAAAAAGAAATTAAAGCTAAAACTAGACTAGATTCTATTTATATGCGTTTTAACGACAAATTGAAACGTACAAGAGATGAATATAGAGATTTAGCAATACGTAAAGAAGCATTTAACAATTTATCTACTAAAGAAGAAATTAAACTAGCTACACTTGAAAAAAGAGTAGGTTATTATGATAAAGCATTGAAAAAAGTAGATGCTACAATGGGAATGCACCAACGTAATGTCGGTAATTACGCAATGGCTAATGGTACGTTATCAAATTCAATAAATCAATTGACTAGAGAGATGCCAGCGTTCGGTAATTCGATAGGTACTGGATTTATGGCTATTTCTAACAACTTACCTATCTTTTTTGATGAGATTAGCAAATTAAAACAAGCTAATGTTGAATTACAAGCGACTGGACAACCTACTCAAAGTATATTAAAACAAGTTGCTGGTAGTGTTTTTAGTGTTGGTACTGCTTTAAGTGTTGGTGTAACATTA